GGCTTGCGCTGTCGGGTGCCTCTGGGGCTCTGGTGTGCTCCGTCGGGGACGAGGCAGTGGCCGGTTGTCGGGGTTCCGCGTGGTCGGCCGGGTGGCTCCTGTTTTCCCTTGACGTGTGGGGTGCGTGGGCGTATGCTGGTGTGTCCGACGGTCTGGCGTGATGCTGGGCGTCGGTGAGTTGAAAACTCAAGAGGGGATGATCGGTTTCGACAGTGGTCGTCGATCGAAGTGAAGCGAGCCGAGAATGTACGCTCAACTCGTTAACGATGCGTGCAAACCAATAGGTGCCGAACAGAATCGCACCGACTACGTTCTCGCTGCCTGATATCGCAGCCTGAACCTTTAGTCCGTCAGCCCGGGAGTTGCTTCCGGCCCGGTGTCTGGCGTCGTCTAGGGAGCCACTGGGAGTCGCCCATGTTAGTGGGGCACCTCCGACACTTAACTAACTGAGCCTATCCAGCGGTGGGTCTGCGCAATGCTGGGGGCTGAGAAACAAAACCGTAGACTGCGCTCGGAGAAGAATTCGAGGCCGGCCATTGGACGGGGGTTCGATTCCCCCCATCTCCACACATCCCGCCCATTCGTTGCAATTCCGCCACTTTCTCACGCGTGCGGGTACGGGGTGGGTACAACGAAAGTCCCCACCTGCCTTGACGGCAGGTGGGGACTTTTATGCGTTGATACGCGATTCCAGCGCCTCGATCCGCTCGTAGCTCGAGCGATGCGTGTCGTGAGCGTGACGAGGCGTTGACGGCGCTGATGGACCGCCAGGTGGAGGTGTAGAGGGGCCCTAGAAGCGCCGAAAGGCCCCCACCCTCGGCACTTGAGGGTGGGGGCGGTGCGATGGGTGGGGGTTAGGGGTGGACGCGGGTAGGGAAGGAGGCCATGAGCCCCTTCGCGCCCCTGTTGAAGGCCTGGGTGGCCTGGCCTCCGTCGGTGATTATGTGCGCGATGGTTGGCTTACCGGTCGCGTTCAGGGAGTCCCACGCGGCGCCGGACGCGTTCCATTCGAGGCCGAGCACGTCCCACTTGGACAGGTCCGTGTTCGGTAGCTCGCTCTCATACATCATGCACATAGTGCGGTAGCCGCGCTCCTTGGCCCGCTGGATGTCGGCCTTGTAGAAGTGCTTCCACAGGACACGATCCTGGGCCTTGCCCGCGAACGCCGTGTCCAGGTAGTCCAGGAGCAGGTTCTCGGAGTGGATCGCGTCCGGGTTGGTGTTCACCCGATCCGAGGTCTCCTTATGGTCGATGGCCAAGACAACGTCTGGGGGCACGGCTTCCACGATGTCGGACAGTCTCATGAACGGGCCCGCGCCCTGGCGGAGCGTGGAGAGGGTCGACCAAGGGGTCTTCCAAATCTCGTAGTCGCTACCCTTCGCGGTGCGCGTCGTCTTCCAATCGTGGATCGCGACGAACTCCCCAGTCGAGCAGCGGCGCACGCTGACCTCCAGGGCCTTGAAACCGGCCCGCAGGCTGGCCTCCATCCCGGTGCGCGTGAACTCGGGAAACTCCGTGCCCCCCATCCGGTGGGCGACATAAAACGGGGTCCCCGCGACCAGCGCCCCCACCAGGTCACGGGCGGGTGCCACGGGCACGGGGCCGATGCCCGACGCCGAGCGGGCCTGCAGGGGCATGTCACCGTCCCGTCGACGCCGGTACACACGGCCCACCACGTCCCCCGCCGGGCGGCGCAGGCGGATACGAGCATCAGGCACGAGGCACCACCACCTGCACGCCCGCCCCGTTCGACGCCTGCGCGTTGGGGTACGTCACCGTCAAGATTGCCTGCGCTCCGGTGCGGCGGGCCGCGAGGATCGTCTGCACGTTGGTGTCCTGGGTCGCGTACGCGACACGCTCCCACCCGTCGGACAGGGTCACCTGGTCCACTGTCTCGTTTGCCGTTGTGCGCTCGAACGCCAGGGCCAGGACCATGTCACCCTCGGCGGGGGACGCGTCCGGGCACGTCACCGTCATGGACTCCGGGGGCGTGGCCTTCCGGTCCTTGATCGCACCCACACGCAGCGCGCCCGCGCCACGCACCGTGACGGCCATGAATGCGGCCTCTACGTTCTTCGACACCGAGACCGGCAGGGACGCCGCCCATGGGCCCGACGCGACCGTGAATCGCATCGTACCCACCCAGTAGGGCTCCACCAGGACCGTGAACCCGGCCGGGAACGTGAAGTCACTGCCCGCGACGGCCTTCGTGTTCACCGCGACCAGGACCGTGTCCCCCGCCTGCCCGGCGGGCGCGATCTCCATGGACAGGCCGTTCACCTGACCTGTCACCTGACCCACCACCACCGGCCCCGAGACGGGGGACGGGTCCACAGGCGACGGCCCAGGCCCCGGCGTGGGTGTCGGGGTGGGGGTGACAGTGTCAGCCAGGAAGTACAGGGACCCCTCCGGCAGGGCCTCCGCTTCCGCAGCGCTCGCCACGACCCGCACCCCCACGCGGGCGAGCGCCTCCTGCAGGTCCGACTTCGTCGCGTACGCCCCCAGGTCCGACGAGCGCGCCAGGCCCGCGACCTCATCACGGGTCGCCAGGCCCGCGATCTCCGCACGCGACGCCAGCCCCTCCACGTCCTGACGGCGCGCATACGCGTCCAGATCAGCCGTCAGCGCGTACGGGGCCAGGTCCGGGCGGGCCGCGTCCACCGCCGCCCTCATCGCCTTATCCGCGCCCTGGACCGTGTACACCTTCACCGGCGCCTGACCATCCCCCAACGGGGCCTCCACCGCTTCTCGCGCTTCTTCCATGCTCATGCTTATTTCTCCATTCATGCGATCGTGAGAGTGTCCCCGCCCGCGTCCAGCGTGCCCGGCCACGACACCGTGTCCCCGCCCGGATCAACCACCACACCCTTAGGCGACACCACACCCCCAGGCACCGGCGCCGGAGTCGGCGTAGGCGGCGGGGTCGGGTCCGGCGTATCCGGCTTAGCTGGCTTCACCCGCCCCGCCAGCACGTCCGCGAGCGCGTACGCGACGCCGGGGGTGGCGGTGAACGTGGCTTCGCGGATCACGCGGCCCGGGATTGTCAGGGTGATGTGGATCGTGGTGGGGGTGGTGATGGCCAGTGGTAGGGAGATGACTCCTTGCGGGGTGGCGTTGGTGGTGACCGGGGTCGTGGAGAACACGGTGGTGGACACTTGTTCTCCGATGATGCTGGCGGTCAGGACCGCCCCGGTTTCTGGTAGGCCGTCCAGTGTGGTGACCTGTCCGGTGATGAGTGCGCTCACTCGTGCTCCTTGGTGTGTTCGAGGCGGCGTAGGCGTTCGTCGTAGTCGCCGTGGTCGCGATCCCTGGTGGTGCGAATGTCGCCAATCTCGTGACCCAGGCCTTTTATTTGGGTTTGGGTGGCTGACAATTCGCGCTGTAGGCCATCGTTTTCCCGGTGCAGGCCCGCGAACTCACGGTCGATGTAGTCGAAGCGGGTTGTGTGCTTGTCCAGGGTGGTTTCGATGCGACGTACCGCGTCCTTGATGCTGCCCCCGTGGTTTGGGGTCATCTCGTGGCGTACCTGCTGCATGTCCGCCGTCAGGGTGTCGAGGCGGGCGTTGAGGCCGCCCGCGAGCGCGTCCAGTTGGGCGGCGGCCTCTGCCTGGCTGGCTTCGGCTTGTTCGCGGGCCAGTGCTGCACGCTCGCGGGCGGCCTTCACGTCGGTGAGGCGGGCTTCGGCTTTCCCTTTGCGCGCGCCCGACGCGTAGGTGAGAGTCGAGACGATCGCGCCGACACCACCGACAACTATCGTGTTGATCTCCAAGGGAGAAAGCGTCATACCCACCCTCCTTTCACTGCGCCTGCGGGCGCGGGCCCTCACTCTCGCCCCCGGCGGCGTGGCGGGGTGGTGCGGTGGTGGTGGCGGTGTCGGTGCGGGTGGGGTCGGCGAGGGAGGTCAGGATGCTGTAGGCGGCGGCGGTGGCCGCGATGCCCAGGGCCTGAGCCCAGTCCAGACCCCACAGTGGGGTACCCAGCGTTAGGACAGCGAGCAGGCTCTGGGCGCAAGTCTTGACCGCACGCTCGGCGGTGCCCGCCCAGAAACTGGGGGTGGTGTAGATCGTGGTCATAAGGGGGTGTTCCTTCCTGTGTGTGAGGGGCCGCCCGTCGACGTCCCGCGCCCCGCATGCGCCGGTGTGTCGACGTCGTGGGGCGCGGGCGACGGGCGGCCAGTTAGGGGCGGCTGTATGGGGGTTCAGGGCTTTTCGGCCGCGGCGAGGCGCGCGTTGATCGCGGCGTTCGTGGCGGGTCCGTACACGCCATCCACCACGGTGCCGACCGCCCGCTGTAGGGCTTCCACGCACCGGTCATGTGCCTCGTCCGAGGCGTCGCCCCACACGCCGTCGGGCGTGGTGCCGGCGACTTCCTGGGCGTAGGCGACGCCGAAGGGGTACTGACGCCCGCCCCACGTCGACGCGCTCACGGCGGCGTACACGCGCTTGGTGGTGTCGGGGCCTACGACGTTGTCCACGGTCGCGCCCACGGCGGCCTGGATGCCTGTCACGTCCGCATACCCAGTGGGGGTGACCGCCGTGCCGTCGATGTAGTAGGGGCGGATGATGGCGCACACGGCGTCCCATCCACGGGTGCGCCGGTAGACGCCGCCCCCGTTACCCTGAGACCCCGCCGATCCTGCCGACGTGTTTCCCTCGATGGTTTGGAGCCAGGCCCCGTAATTCGCCTCGACCAAGCCCACATGGTCAGCCTCGCCATCCCCATCCCAGTCAAAGCACACCAGGTCGCCTGGGGCTGCCTGGGAGAACTCGACCAGACGCCCCTCCCGCTTCGCCGCGTTTATCCCGAAGGGGACGTACGCGAAGTCCCCTCCCGGGATCACGCTCGTGCCATCCGGCCCAGCACAACACCAGGACGCGAACATCGCGCAGTACGGGACCCCGGAAGCCGCGTAGTATGAGCCGTGGCCCCTGCCCGCGTACCAGCGCCCGTACTTGGACCCTTCCTCGGGGTCGTTCCACCGGGAATACCCGACTTCCTGGGCGGCCCAGGCCAGGGCATCCTGCGCACTCACAACAGCTGTGGTCATGCCTGCTCACCCCGCTTCGGGGTGTCGTACGGGTGCACCCACGGTGTCACCACGTCGGGCGGCGTGTTATCGGCGGCCGGCATCAGGCCCACCAGCTTTTCCTCGATCATAACTTGTTCCTTCCTATGAGAGATGCCCCCCCGCCCGGGGCGTGGGGGCATGAAAAAGCACCCACCGCACGACGCGGTGAGCGCAAGATGTTGGGGGCGGGCTCTAGTAGCCGACGGCGGTCCAGGAGAACGCGTGACGGCCCTCCGTGGTCACGCCCGGCAGCATCGCGCGGAACCCCGCCCGGCTCATGACATCGACGCACAGCTGTTGGGCGTTCTTGAAGTTCCAGCCCGCCGCCCCGGTCCCGTACAAGGGCGTGAGGGTCACGGACACGCAGTCGGTGGGGAACGGCGTCGTGAAATACACGTAGTCCGCGTACAGGTTCCCGAACGCGACCTCCGTCAGGCTCCCAGCCCACCGGCCCGCCTTGATGACGGCGGGCTTCTCCGTCTTGCTCAGCCCGTTACCCACGGGCATGTCCCCGACGGCCTCCAGCTCGGCGGCCAGCATGTGCGACGCCGTCCACCTGGTCCCGTTCCACACGAACAGGGCCTCCACGTCCGTGCGCCACACGTACACCGGGGCCTGCGGGGTGGCCTGCACCCCGGCCGCCGCCAGCTCCTGCACGTGCTGGGCGGCCGCCGTCGGCGACGCGCACGCCTTAATCGAGGGAATCGACAGCGACAGGTCAGTGATCGCCCGACGCGCGGACGCGTCCGACCCCACCGGCACCCTGTGCCCCCGCTTATCTACCATGCTCATAGCCTGTCTTCCTTCCTAGTTCAGCTCTCATACTCGATGAGCACACTCAACGACTCCCCAGACGCCCTCACAGCACCCCGCGAGGTACCGACCAACGCTAGCCCGTACCCCTGCAGGACGAGTGGCGCGAGGGCCGTCACGTCCACCTCCAAGCGCGGGGCGTTCACGCGGGCCGACACCGTCACCCCACGCCCCTCCACGCCCGCAGGCGTGAACCTCCCGGCCCGCACCACCACCTGCCACGCGGGCACCCACGAGGCCGCACGCAACGCCAACACCATGCGCCGCACCCGCACATCCCCCAGCGACGATGCCTGCGCCCCATAATCCGCGAGCGCGGACGCGCCCCCACCTTGCCGGGCGAGGCCCGCTTGGCGGGTCCATGCGCCTTGGGGCGTGTAGGTGCCCACCCACTCGGGGGTGAGGACCCGCGAGGCGGCCTGCGCTTCGACCGGGTGGGGTTCGGGGATGGGTGGGAGTGGGTTCTCGGGGGTGGGGGCGGGGGACAGGGCGTGTACGGGGCGGCCCGTGTCAGGGTCGAGGAGAACGTGGCAGGTGGTCACGCCCTCCCAGTTGACGGCGGCGGCGCTGACCTGGATTGGCTGTGACCCGTACAGGCTTACGGTCAGCTGGCGGCCTCCCTCGATCAGGCTTGCTATGCGGGCTATGGCGGTTAGAGCGCGGTCGGACCCGTAGCGGGGTGGCAGGTCAGTGGGTTGAGTTGAGAGCACGTCCATGATGCGTGTCATTGGATGACCTCCACGTCTGTTTTTTGCTGGCCCTGGTAGGTCAGTGGCACCTCGTAGGCGCGCACCACGCCCCACATGGTTTTCGGGGTGGCGGCGTCGACGGGTTGGGTGGTGATCTCGACGGGCGCGTCCAGGGTGATGGTGGGGTTCGGGACATGCTCGACGGGCACGGTGAGCTGGCGGCGCACGGACTCGGCCAGCAGGGTTTCCGCGCTCTTTTGGGCCTGCTCTGCGCTGGTGATGAGCGGGGATGAGAAGAAGCGGGGAACAACACCGTAGGGGCCACCTACCCGCATGGGCCCCGACTGTTGGTCAGCGATGGCTTGGAAGCTGGGCGCGCCCTCGTCCTGCTTGTCCTCACCCCGGGCAACGACCCGGTTGTACACCTTGTCGCGTGTCACTGAGGACGAGACGCCAATGATTGTGCCGTCCTCCCCGTCCGAGAGCTGGATCGCGGGCCGGGTCGTGGGGGCGGTGGTGGGTGGGTTGACGTAGAGGATGCCGTCACCGCCCTCACGCAGCACGGCGGGCCACGCGGTCGCGATCTCGTAGACCGCGTCGATGCGGGACTCTCCCCACGTCATGGACGGACACCACCGGTCCACCAGGGCGGGGTGAATGACGACTCCCATGTAGTCGCCAACCAGGCGCCGCAGCTCCGAGGCGAGCGTCCCGTCACCCCTAGGGGCGAGAGGGGTTGTGAGGCGGTCCTCTTCCACCCTCTGCATCAGGGATTTGCCCGACACCTTCACCGTGCTTGTGCCCGGCTCCACGCTGGTGATCAGGAACCGGCCCACCGGGACCTGCCACCAGCCCGCCCCCAGCAGGGAGGAGAACACCTGGTGGACGCGCAACACCTGCCCGTAGGGGGCGAGCGGATGCTCCGGGTCGGTGGGGTCCCAGTCCCTCCAATCTTCGTTCTCACTCACCGCGCCCACGCGCGGCACCGTCAACGACAAGGACCCTTGGACCTGCTGGGTGGAATCCCACGACACGCTGCCCGACTCCACGGGCACGTCCCCCAGGTAGGTGTCACCCAGCCAGGACTCCACCACCACGTCCACCTCGAACCCGCTGGACAACATGTCAGGCGGTATGGATGCGCCCGGCCCTAGCGTCATCGGACTTCCTCCTTCCACATGGTCGCGTCGAACGCGTCCCACGTCATCGACCGAAGGTCCAGGTCATCCCACGTCAAGCCCACACGGTCATAGTCATCCCACGTCGACAAAGACAAGAGCGTGCCCGGCTGCGGCAGAGAGGAAACGGTGCCCTTGACCTGCCAGACTCGTTCGGCCTCATCCACGCGGGACGCGCGCGAGTGGGACACGCCTGTCACGGCTAGCACCGTCACCAGGGGCACGTCGCACACCCCGCTCGCGCACTGGAAGCAATGCCGGGGGTTATGGAACAGGGCCACCGGGGTAGGCATGGCCATGAGCGCACGCATCAACGGCGTTTGCGTGATCGAGGTACGCAGATTGACGCTCATCGTGCCCGCACCCACGGTCGGGGCGTACACGAACACCGGGGTCTCACGACCCGGGATTTCGTGCTCTGTCACCCTTGGTTTGAGTTCGCGCGCGTCCTCACCCGTCCACAGCACGTTGACGCGCTGCTGCCCGCTGCCCGCGTCCGAGAGCAGGGACTCGCCCTGGTAGGGGCGCACGATCCGCTCAGTAGAGCGCACGGCCTCGCCCACGGTCAGCTCGTACCAGATCGGCACGTTCACCGGGGCCATCGCGTCAGCAATCAGGCGCTGGCCTCCGTCGCCTTCCCACGCGCCGCCCCGGGGCACCCACTCGAAGCCGTCCGCGCGGCCCACCACGTGCGCGTACGCGCCATTGGGGACCAGGGAGGCGGGGATACGGACTTGGACGCGGGGCGCGTCCCCATCTTCCACGTATGCGGCAAACCGGGACGTGGGCACCTGGTCGGCCCGCTCCACACTCACCGACCGGCCCACCGCACCGCCCCACCCATACGAGCGGGTATGAGACGTCGACCCCACCCGCGCGGCGGGCGTACTCCCATCGAAATAGGACTGGGCGTCCGCGAGCGAGCCCTCCACTGTCTCGCCAGTGACGGCGAGGACTTCCGCGAACGAGGCGACCCACCCCACCGGCAGCGTGTCCCCATCCTCCGGGGACACGTGCAGGGTTAGGTTGGCGGAGTGGGTGTCCTCGGGGGCGTGGAACAGCCAGGTGGACCGGTCCCCTAAGGGTGAGGACACCTGGATGAGGGGGCCGGGTGGGGTGAGGTTTGGGCGGGCGTCCACGTCGCCCCACGACACTTGCAGGCCCAGGCGCACGCCGGGCGCTGTCCTGTAGGCCAGGGAGACCGCCAGGTAGCCGCCCGCCGTAAAGCCCACAATCGTATGCGACACCCCAGCGGTTGAGACATGCGCGGTGGTGGTTAGGTTCCCGTAGGAGAGGCCCTGGCGCTCCACGCGGCCCCACCGGTCCGACCCCGACCCCACCGACACGCTGGCGCCAGACGCGGGGGTCCACCCCCAGGTGGAGGACACCTGAGGGTTCGTGCACAGGTTCCGACGAAGTACGCGTCCTGCCACTATCGGCTCCTTCCTGCCAGCGTTTTGCGGCGCGCCAGCACGCTCACGGCGGCGGCCTCCAGGTGAGCGGAGAACGCGCGCCCATCATCCAGGACCAGGTTCACGGCCTGCCCATCCAGCGAGGGGGCGGGGGACGTGGTGGCCAGGGCGTGGATGTCGGCCCACTGGCGGGCCGTGAGCACGGCCTCGCGCGCGCCCGTCTGGTTCACGGCGGCCGTGACCCCCGGGGGCAGCCAGCCGCCCGCGTCGTACTTGCGCGCGGCGCCGTAGCGGCCCACCGTGGGAGACCCCCAGATCGTCGTATTCCGGGCGTTCAGGCCGGGCTTGGGTTCCTCGACCATCTTGTTGCCGCCCGCGAAGATCGCGACGTGGTGCGCGGGGTTGCCCCAAAACAGCAGATCGCCCGGGGCGGCGTTCGCCCACGTGACCGGGGTCGAGGCGGACTGGTACCCGGCGGCCGTCAGGCGCGGCCATCCCAGGCCGAGCTGCTGGGCAGCCCAGTACACCAGGCCCGAGCAATCCAGGCCCGGCGGGATGGAGGACCCGCCCCACACGTAGGGGACCTGCATTTGCACGGCCCGCATCGCCGCCCCCACCAGGCCGGTCGAGGAGGACTCCTCGGTCTTCTTCTTAAAGAAGCTTGTGACCCCGCTGAGCAGGGACTCAATGCCCCCGGACGCGAGCTCACCGATCACGCCCGGCGCGATCCCGCCCAGCAGGGCGCGCACCGGCGTCGTAATCAGCGTCAACACGCTCTCTACGGGGTCCGCGAAAAAGTCCGCGACACCCTTAGCCATGTCCGAGAACCACCCGGCGATACCGCCGCCCGCGAAATGCGCGACCCCGCCACCACTGAACCCGGTCGGGGCCTTGCCCGGGGACCCGCCCGGCCTGCGGTGCGAGGCCGCGTAGTTCGCCGCGATGATCCGTGACGGGCCGATCTGGCGCACCAGCTCGGGCACCAGGACCGCTTCACCGGGGGACAACATCGCGGGGATCGTGTCATGCCCCGGACGATACCCCGGGATGATGCCGCCGCCTGCGTACTCGGCGATACGCGGCACGGTCGGCAGCGTCAAAGACAAGCCGATCTTCGAGGCCACCGTCTCCACCAGGTACTTGAGGCCGTTCGTGTACACGGTGTCAATCACGAAGTTGATGGGCTTCGCGCACACGCCCTTGACCTGGTTCCAGATGTTCTCGATCGCGTTCTTCATGCCCTCGAACGTCGAGGACACGGCGCTACTCATATTGTCGAAAATGCCGGTCACCGTGTCGCGCACCCAGTTCACGGCCGCGCTCGCCGTGTCCTTGATGCCCGTCCACACGCCCGAAATCGTCGACGCGATCGCGTTCCACACCGTGGACACCACCGCCCACACCGTGTTAAACACCGTGGACACCACCGCCCACACGGCAGTGACATATGAGGTCACGATGCCGACAATGAACGTCCACGCCGCGCTAATTGCGCCAGTGATGGAATCCCAGATGCCCTGGAAGAACCCCACCAGAGCACCGAACACGGCCTGCGCGACCGCTGAAACCTGGTTCCACACGCCCATAATCCACTCGAACACGGGCTGGATGACGTTCGTGTACGTGTCCACCAGGAACTGTGAGAACGCGTCCCACGCGGGCTTAATCAGGGTTTCCCACGCCCACGAGAACACCGCCGCCCACGCCTGGAAATACAGATAGAACGGCAGTAGCACGACGCCCGTAATGAACGCGAACGCCGTCTTAAACACGTTCACGATCCCATCCCAGATACCCGTGATGACCCCCCACGCGGTCTGCATGGGCTGGACCACATACGAGTCAAAAAACCCGGAAACACTGGACCACGTCGACGTCCACCACTCGGAGACCGCGCCCAGCGTCGAGGACCACACGTCCCCGACCCACCCAATGAAGGAAGAGAACGCCTCAGTGAGAGCCGCCCACGCGCGCTTCCCCGTCTCTGTCTGCGTAAAAAAGTAGACCAGGCCAGCCACCAGGGCCGCGATAGCTGTCACGAGCAGGCCGATAGGGTTCATGTTCATCACCGCGTTGAACGCGGCCTGCACTGTCGTCGCAAGCTTCGTGGCCTTCATCATCTCCATGATTGACCCCGCGGCTTTCACCTTCCCGATCAGGTCAGCCGCGCCCGCGTACAGCTTGAACCCGGCCACACCACCCGCCACAGTCGCCGTCAGGGTCGCGATCAGGCCCGTATTGCGGCCAACCCAGTCGAACACGGTCTTCAGAGCATCCGCGACACTCTGAATCACGCCGGGACCCTCCCCACCGAACGCGCTCACCAGGCCCCACACGTCCTGCGCGAGCGGGGCGAGCTGGCCCGCCAATGCGGAGGCAGCGTCCCACCCGGCCTTAAACGCGTCCCATACTGCGGATGCAGCGTCACGCAGGCCGAACAGGAAGTCCACCAGCGAGGAATCCTCCTCGAACCCAAAAATCGGGCCCGTGAAGTCCCCCTTCGTGAAGATATCCCACACGCCCTGCAAGGATGGCACCAGTGTGTCCTTCACCCACGCGAACCCGCCAGCGAGCGTGTCCGAGAGCCACCCCATGAAGTCCGTCAGGGCGGGCTTGACGTAGTCGATCATGTCCTTAAAACCGCCCATGATCGTTGCCTGCAGGTTCCCGGCCGCGCCCTCAATCGTCGCGGTCGACGCCGCAGCCTCCTTAGCCGCGTCATCAAAACCCAAGGACAACAGCGCCTGGTTGAACTCCTCGGCGCTAATCTGGCCCTCACTCATGGCCTGGCGGAACTCGCCCGTGTACGCGCCCATGTCGGACAGGGCCTGCTGGATACGCCCAGACGCGCCCGGGATCGCGGCCGCGACCTGGTTCCAGTCCTGCGTCTGTAGGCGGCCCGCGCCATTAACCTGCACCAGGGCTAGGCCCAGGGACTTGTACGTGTCCTTCGTGCCACCCGCGACCGCGTTCAGGTTACCCGCAGCCTCCGCGAGCTGGTCGAAGTCCTTCACGTTGTTTGCGGCCAGCTGGCTCGTGATCCCCTGAATGTCTGACAGGTTATACACGGTCTTGTCCGCGTACTCCTGCGCCGCAGCCCCCAGGCGCTCAATCTGCTCCGCCCCATACCCCGCAAACGTCAGCGTCGACGCGAACTTGTTCGCGGCGTCCGAGGCCTCGATAGCCTCCCCCACGAACCCTCCGATCCCCACGGCCGCCGCCATAGCAGCCATCGGGCCCACGGCACGCAGCGCCATGTTCTTCAGGGACAAGAAGCCCTCGCCCGCACGGCGCGCGGCGCTGGCCCCCTCGTCCATGTCACGGCCCGCAGCGGAGGTTTCACGGCCCGCCTTACGGACCTTACGGCCCGCTTCCTCGGCGTCCTCGCCCATTTCTTCGAGAGCGTCCCCGGTCTTGCCCGCCGCGCGGGTGGCCGCAGGGTCGTTCGCGACCTCACGCAGCGCGCCCCCCAGACCCCGGCGGATACCATCGGAGGCTTCACGCGTGCAATCCAGGAACGCATCCTTGAGCTGCTTCGCGCCCTTACTGCCCTCATCTTCGATGGCCTGCCCCAGAGCAGACCCGGCCTTCTTCCCCTCCTCAACCAGGGGAACACCCATCGAGTTCGCGATCTCCTTGAAGAACCCCTTCATCAGGGGCACGATCTCCACATACGCGGTCCCCGCCTTGTAATTCGCCACCCCGGCCCCCCTGTGTCTAGTCGTCGATACTGTGATGTGGTGCGAGCACCGCGAGCGCGGCGCGTCCTGCTTCCCGTACCCGCATGTCGTGGGTTTCGTGGACGATCTCTTCGAGAGCGCTCACGGGGCGCGGGTAGCGGTCTTGGCCTCCTAGGGCGGCCACGATGATGTCAAAGATGTCTTGGAGGATTCGCACCTCGGGTGTTTGGGCGCGTAGCTCCTCGATGCGGCGGCCCTCGTCCGCGATCTTCTCGCCCTCGCAGCTGGTGAGGGCTCGCGCGGTGTCCCGCACGGTGTCCGTGTCCATGGAGATCGCGGCGACCGTGCGGGACGTGGCGGGCAGGCCGTCAATGAGGGTGAGCAGGAACCGCCACCTGCGGGCCCGGAACAGGACGTGGGTATCCCATCCTTGATCGGCCAGGTCCGTTGTTATTTGCCTCTCGTACCGTTTCAGGCGGTCGTAGAGGCGGTTCCTTCCCCCGCGTCTCCGAGGAAGGCCGCGTAGTGCTTGGAGGCGCGCTGGATGAGCAGCGCTAGGGCACGCACGTTCACGCGGTCCAGGAGCAGGGCCGCGTCTTCTTCTCCTACCCATTCGCGGATCATGTCTGCGGGGGAGGACGCGCCCTCGAGGGCGTTCATGAACCGCTGGGAGTCGGTGACGCTCAGGCCCATGGGGTCAGGGAACGTGATGATGTGGCCGTCGATCGCGAACGTGAACGGGGCGGGGGCTGCGGATCGGTCCAGGGCTTCGAGTTCTTCTAGCGAGAACACCGCCGCCGGGGCCTGGGTAGCTGCGGGCCCGCCGGTGGTGGGGATAGCGGGGGCGGTGGTCGGAACGGGAATGGTGGTCATTGTGTGGTCTCCTCAGGTGTTGGTGTTAGGCCTTCTTGGCCTTCTTGGCATCCTGGTTAGTGTCCGGGGTGGGGGTCAGGGTCACCGTGTCCGGGCCCGCCTGCGAGGCGGGGGCGGGGGCTTCGGTCCATCCCTGGGCACGCAGGGTCGTGACCTCAACCGGCGTGGTCGTGGTGCGCGTAAGTTCCACCTCGTCGCCGCTGTCGGTGAGCACAGTCTTCGTAAAAGTCGGCATGTTGGCTTGTCCTTTCAAAGTGTTGGGTGGTCTCCATGGTGGGAAGAGTTGGGGCCAGCCTGGGGGCGTAGGAGACCAGTACACCCCCAGGGGCCAGCACGCGGGGCCTAGACGGCAACAGGGAAGCCCGTGATATCCCGGTGACGGATCATGCCCGACCCGCCCAGGTAGTGGCGGGCAGACGTGCCCAGCGTCTCGTCAGAGAACGTCTTGAACTCCAGCTCACCCGAGATGGGGTCCGATGCCTTCAGGCCGATCTCCGGGAACGAGGACAGCTTGACACGCGGGAAACACCAGCCCATCAGCCACTCCTCATCCACCGGCCCGTCCGCCGAGATCACCAGGAGACGCACCTCGCGCATCACGGGCAGCAGGGACTCGTCGAAAACCACCTCGCCCGTGGTCTTGTCCGCCTTGACCTGGGACAGGTCCACGCCGTAGATCAGCTCCTGCATGCCCTTGGTCGCCAGCTCGAACACGCTCAGCTTGACCGTCTTCGAGGCCTTCGTCAGGTCCGAGCGCACAGGCTCCGCGTACCCCAGGGCCTCCACGTCATCCACGGTCACGTCCGTGGAAATCGTGGCCCCATCCGTGGTGAACGTGCCCATCGGCACCCACTCCTCGGACAGCTCCTTCAGGACCCCGCCCGCCTCCGTGATCGCGTCAGGCACGCTCGTGGTCATGGGAGCCCACAGAGCCACCACGTTCAGGGCCTTACGCACGTTCCCGGGCTTGTTGTACTTCTTCTTCACGGCCTCAATAGTCGTCCCCATCAGGACACCATCCCTTCATAGTTGATCGGCCTACTGGTGACATCGAGCGTCATGGACACGACCTCGACGTCCTGAAAATACGGGCGTACCCCTGAGAGGGAATCCACCACAACCTCATCCACCCACCCGCCGCCGCCCACCACGGGCCGCAACAGGAACGCGCCCGCCATGCGCTCCGCGAGCGTGGTCGCGCCCGCCACGTCTGGCCCGGTCGGGGTGAGGGCGTACACGTCCACGCTCAACGTGTCGACGCGTTCAATCTCGGTGCGGGTGGACTGGATAAGAGAGACGTGCGCGAGAGGCACGCGCGGGGCGGGGTCCATGGCGAACCCTGCCTGTAAGACGCGGGCCGTGTGCACGCCAGTCGCGGTCGTGATAGCGGCTCGCACCACTTCCACAGCATCCACACTCACTCGCCTCCCACTCCTTTCTTCGAGCGCACCGCGCGGCCCAACGGGCGGGCCGGGGGCACCGGGGCGCCCCGGCGTGATGCGTGCCCGAACTCGACCGCGAGCGCGTACGGGGACGTGTTCACGACCCGCCCGACCGCTCGCTTGGTTTTTGTGCCCGCCTTGTCCTCGGTGACCTCGACCTCGTAAGAGGACGCGAGAACACCAGACGAGCGGGGCGTGTAAGCAATGGCCTGGTCACGCACCTGCTCAGCGGTCGCTTGCACGGCCGCGCGGATCGGGACGGATGTGAGGATTTGGCGGGTCATGGCCCCGTTGTGCTTAAACCCTGATGTTTGCGCCATCGGCGTTCACCTCCTCACCAGTGGGACGACGACGCCGCGCGGCCACGCGGCGGGCGGGGCCTCGACCGTCCATACGCCCCCGCAGGGGTGAGCATCCGGGACACGCACCACCTCGCCGACCTCAATACGGGTGGAGGGGGGCGCGTAGACGGTGGCCTGCACGGTCGGGGACATGCTGGTCTTTTCCACCAGCAGGCCCGGGGTGGCGGCCACGCCCGGGGCGACCAGGCAGCCCGCGATCAGGCGGGGTTTGCTGGAGCGCACCAGGTAGCCGTCCTCGTCCCTGATGGCCGGGCCCGACACCTCGATAGGGGTACGCCACGCGTCCATCACGGTCCATCACCCCCAGGGTGGGTGAGGAGGTCGAACTCGCGTGCGCGCACCCTGGCCCCGCCGACCGCGCGCCGTTCGGCCTTGGTGAGGTACAGGTCCCCCGCAGGGTTCGCGAACGTCACCTGCTGGCTGAACGGGCCGGTCGTCTCGGTCGTCGCACTCACGCCCACCAAGCCCTCCACAGGCCCGGACATCGCGCGCTTGACCACGGCGCACACCACGCGCACCCTGGTCGCCACGGTGGAGGACTCCCAGCGCGGGCACTCATCCATCACCAGCGACTGGGCGTCCAACAGCAGCACAGTGGCCCGGCGGCGTTCCTCCTCGGTCAGGGGACGCCACCGGGCCTCCAGGTCAGCGGACAGAGCCCACGGGGCCACGCTGGGCGGCGTGGCCATGGTCAGGCCTTCTCCTTGACCACAGCGAAACGCTCCTTGAACGCGTACCAGCCGTACACGATCTCCACGCGCAGGGCGATCTGGTTCTTACGCTTCAGGTCGCCCTGACCATCCGGGTCACCAAACATGATGACCTCCATGGGCAGCTCACGCTGCACACCCCACCGGATACCATCACGGAAGTCCCCCACGACCGCGCGCACCTTCGTATCGGCGGCCTCAGGCGTGCCAGACACCGTGTTCCCCACCGCGACGGGCACACCCATGAAGTCCGTGATGTTCGTGCCGAACCCCAGCTGCGGGTAGCGCATGTCCGAGGTCTCCCCGGCGCCGTCCTTACGCTTGAGCTCAGATAGCGCCCACGTGAACTTCGGGTCCAGGGCCGCCCCCGTGACCTGCACCGGGTCGGCAGCGTTGACCAGCAGGCCAGCCGCCGCGCGGAACGCCGCGTCAGCCTCCGCGGTCTTACCCGCCAGGTCCACCGACAGCGTGGTGGTGGTGATGTTGTCCGTCCACGCCGCGATCTTCGCGCCCGTGAGGGGGTTGATCGCGTGGAACATGCCCAGGTCCAGCGCGCGCGAGAGGGCTTCGGACGCCTTCTCGGACAGCTCCGAGAGGACCCCCAGCTGGTAATCCTCGTCCGCCCACAGGACTTCCTGGTTAAACCTCATCGTGACCTGCGCCTTGTGCGGGGTCGCGGTCACGTACTGGAAGCCCCCAGTCGTGGACGCCTTATCCGCGCCCTCTTCCACGAACTCCGCCTTCGGGAAAGAGTTGAACACGATAATGTCCTGCTTCCCGAAACGCTGCGGGCGCTGGCCCGACAGCTGCGCGATCGTGGACAGGGACTGGGTCTTGGTGACCATCTCATCCGAAATCTCGCGCGGCATGAGCGCCGTGAGATTCCCAGTTCCGAAAATAGCCATGATTGGCCGCCTTCCTCACCCCACAGGGTGACACTTTGGATTGTGGTTGAAATAGAAGGGAAAGGGGGGCCACTGGTGATACCCCTTTCCCCGGGTGGTGGGGTCTTACTCCCTCGGGAACACCTCGCGCGCCCACGCGCGACGCACCGCGTCCCCCGCAGGCCTCACCGGCGCCTTACCCTGCCCCTGCAGGACTGGCATCACCGGACGCTGCCCCAGAGCATCCGCGATCGCCTTGGCGTGCGCGTCCACCTCAGCCTTCGACGCCCCCCGCAGCAGATCAGCGGGCACGTTATACTCCTTCGCCGCCGCATCCACCCACCGGGAACGCTCCTGAGCGGCCTTCAGCTCGTCAAGCTCAGCCTGCACGTCAGCCAGGCGCGCCGCCTGCCCCTTCAGGTCCTCGTAATCCGCGTACTTACGGCGCTCACGCGCGATGCGAGCCTCAATAATCCGGTTCAGTTCCTCCTGCGAGGCCGGGGCCACAAACCCACCCTCCGTAACGGTCGACGCAGCAGCGGACGAGGTAGGGGCCTCTCCCTTACCGGGTTCGGGTACGGCCTCCTGGACGCCATCCTGAGCGTCCTGGGTGGTCTGGGTGGTGGTGTCGGTCATGGGTAAAACCCCTTTCTTTCCGTTGTTTGATGACGAGGCCCGTCAGCCCCGTAGCACGTTCCGCGAAACCCTCGCGTGGGGGAAAACAATGGGTACACGAAGCCCCGCCAACCCAAAAAGGGCGGCGGGGCGCACGCCGCCGCGTGCCTGTGGAACGCCGCCCGGCCACGCGCCGACCGGGACACGCCCGCCGATGCTCTCAACCTGCTCCGGCTTGTGGCCATCTTCGCCAGCCTGGCGGGCTTGGTACTGCTCGTACAGGGCGTCGGGGTCGTAGCCCTTGATTCGTGGGGTCTGGTCGCCGAAAGCGGGCACGATCTCGCAGTCGCATCGGTCATGGAATTTGGTGAGTGCGCCGGCTGCTTCAGCGGTCGCGTACATGAACCCGCGAGAAGCCAGCATCAGACAGAAACTGCAGGTGACCGGCCCCCGGGGGACGCGCGCGAACCTGGTGCGTGCCTTGTCGCGCACCGAGTTGGACGCGATCGTGTCGTGCTTGGCTTGCTTGACCCACCGCACCGTTGACGCGTTCAGGGCCTTCAGACCCTGTTCGGGGGTCTGTTTCCCTTCCAGGACGGGGGATAGGGCCGAGCGGATGCGCTTGCGCACGAACTCGGCCCCGATGGCTGGGGATGGGGAGGCCGTGAAGTCCCTGTACTTCTTCGCCAGGGGCGCGCGCGAGCGGATCGCCTCGTACCAGTCACACGCGGCCTGGGCGTTCAATCCCCCGTACACGCTCACCAAGTCTGGCAAGAACTCGTCCAAGGCCTCCAGGACTTCGTCCATGTCCTCAAAATCGAGGGCCTCCCAGAACGCGGTGAGGTCGCGGGACGCATCGCGGGCGATCTGGCCCGTAGCCTGCGAATAGCGGCGCACGTTTAGACGCGGGCGGCCAGTCACCACTCACCACCCCCTCTACCCCTGTCAGGCCCCCGCCTCGTCCCCTGTAACGCCTTCTGTCGGGGTTTCGTTGTTCTGCTGCGCTCGGGCCTGGTGGAGGCGCTCTAAGACGCTCACAGCCTTTCCTGGCGCGTTCTCCGCCCTGATCTGCTCGATCTCCCCGACCGTGAACCCCGCCCGACGTAGCCCCACCGTGGTTGTCGCGACCTCAGGCAGAGCCTGAGCCAGCTTCGAGATCACGTCCGCGCTGGACGTGGGAGACACGTACCGGGTCGGCGTCCACGTCACCGTCAGCCCCCACGACTCCGGCGGAGGCGCCGGGGAGCGGTCGCGGACCATGACCACGTCCTGAATCAAGCGCCGCAGCGGCGGGGGAAACACCCGCCACTGGTACTCCGCCTCGTCCGAAAGGTGCGCCTCGGCGGCCTGCATGGCCTCCGCCGACGCCGGGTTATCCGCGAACAAGCCCACGCTCGACATCGGCAAGTTCGTGGCCGCGCAGAAATTCTGGGCCAGCTGACGGTACATCGACAAGTGGGGCTCCATCGTCATCTGCGTGAACTGCCCGACTTGCGGAGTAGCCCCCTCGTCATTGACACCCAGGGCCAGCAGACGGCCCGTAATCGCCGTCCACCGGTCCATATCCTCGAACGCATCCTCTGACGCGCCCAGGACGTAGCGCTGCGGCGACGAGAAGAACTCCGCGCCCGTCTCCGAGCGCACCATGGTACGGATCGCCGCGTCGGTCAGGTACCGGACCTCCCGCGTAATCCTGGAGTGCCCGAACGGGCGGCCAATCTGCGGATCGTACACCAGCGGCTCCACCATGATGCGCCCCGACGGGTTCACCGCTCGCTCCACGCTCCACGACCCACCCGAAAACGCGGCCGTGATAGTCGCGTGCCGGTAGAACACGGTAAAGCCCGTGACCTGGTCGCGCATTGGCGCGTTCGACTCCGGAAGAGTGGCATCCACCGCGAGCGCGGCCAGCAGGGTGCGGGTGCGTTCGTCCCACAAGGCGGTCGTCCATTTCGCGTCCCTCGCCTGGATCATGACCTCAGGCTCTCCTGCGGTGGTGTCCCCGGCGGCGACGGTCAAGAAGGCCACGGAGTGCTTGTAGGCGCTGGTAATGGCCTGGGCGAGCTCTGTCTCGAACTGGTTGTGTGCGAGCAGGCCGCCGACCTCGAAGGGGTCGGGAGTGCCGTCCAGGGCGTAGCCCTCGAACACGTGCTTGCGGGCAAGAGCTGTGACGGCCTTTTGGGGCCAGCCCAGGGCCGCACGCACGTTCCGCATCTGCGGGGGCACGCTGATCCCCAAGTCCTGGAAGACGCGGTGGCCTTCGTAATAGGTGTCCAGCAGCATGTTTTTCTGCTGTTTCGCGGTGATGCGCGCCCACATGCGGGCGAGCATGGTCTGCTCGTCCTCGGTCAGGGCGGGCAGGCGGGGCAGAGCTCCCAGGCTCATAAGACCCTCACTTTCCTTGTTCCGGGCCCGCGGGGGCGGCGTCGTGTGGTTTTCGCGGCGTGAACGGCTGCTGAGACGGCCTCTAAGGGGGTTTCGTCCCCGTCCTGGCTGGTGGCTTTCCAGCCGAACGCCCCATCCCTGCGCCTCTGGTTGCGGTCAGTGACAGCGACGGAGGCGTTCAGGGCGTCGTCCGGGTCGCCTTGCGGGTGGGTGATGACATGGTCGCGCAGTCCCTCGAACAGCATGGAACAGGCCTGGAAGTACTCGCCCGTGCTCATGACGTGCACGACCCGCTCGGGCACGCCGCGAGCCTTCAGGGCGTCTTTGAGGGCAGCGGACCCGTTCCCGCCCAACAGGTTGATTTGCGCGGTGCGAGCGGCGCGCTGGGCCAGCCAGTCCGCGAGCGCGCCCATGCCGTGGGTGGTGTGACCGGTGAACGTGTCGATGCAGTTCACGTGCACGCGCGCGTCCTTCCCTTTGCCGTGCTTGATGGCCCCGGCGAGGGCGATGCGTTTGCCGTCCGCGCTGAACGCGACCCCGAAGGAGCGGATACCGTCATCGGGCGGGGCGGACGTGGTGGCCTCCCACGTGGTGGGGTCGATCGCACGGGACGCGCCCGCGTGCGCGGGCCACATGCCCAGTCGTTCGCGCTTGAAGTCCTCCTCAGAGAGGGATTGGCGCTCACCCTGGATGATCTTCACGCTCATGCGCCCCGCTTCCAGGGCTGGGTTCGCGGCCTCCCAGGTGGCCCGGTCGTCCAGGTTCACGGGCCCGTCGGGGTTTGCGCTCCATTCGTGGAAGCACATGTCCTTTGGGGCGTCCCCGAGGGCGTTTTGACGGATACGCCCGAACGCATCTCCCGACGCGTTCGGGCCGGGCGGGGTGCCTGTGTAGATGATCTGGCTGTTACCCAGGTGACCGGCGGACACGGTCGGGAGAAGGGCCGCGAGCGCGTCCTCGGACAGCTCCTGGGCCTCGTCAATGACGAGGAGGTCAGCGGTGAAGCCGCGCGCTGAGGACTTCGAGCGGGCGGTGATGCGCAGTTCCCCTCCCCGGCACCCCAGGTCGGGGTCTTCCTTTAACACGATCGCTTCTTGTCCGTTGACGTTGCGCACCTGTGCGACCATGGCGTTGAGCTCCGGGAACCGCGCGCCAGGGTCGCCCGCCGTGTCCCCGAAAAAGTACTTAAACCGTCGGAAATGAGCTTGTGCCGTCTTCACCTCATGGGCACTGTGGATGATGTTCTCGCCCAAGCCGATCAATCCGAAGAGCTCGCGCATTTCCAGCAGGGCGTTTTTGCCGTTCTGACGGGGCACGGACAGTGCACAGTTTGTGTGTTTCCACTCGTCCTTCACGCTCGCGGCCAGCCAATCATCCAACACGAGAGCCTGCCATTCGTCCGGGACCAGCCCCAGGTCAGCGGCCAGGTCAGCGGCCAGGTCCCCGAACGTCTTAGCGGCCCGATCGGCGGCCACGCGCACCCTGGGCCTTTGACTGCTTGCTCGCGAGTCGCTGACGGAAGTCGACAACCGTACTCCCCCTCTCACCCGTTTCCTGCACCGAGGCGGACATGCGCGAGCCTTCCAAGTCCTTGATGAGTTCCCGGGCTTCACGCACCAGAGGGGCGCGCCGCTCCGGGTCCGTGAGGTCAATCGAGGCCAGCACCGTATCCAACAGCGACGCCCGCTTCCGCTCAATCTCCGCATCGGACGCTACCGCCGGGGGGACAGGACCCCTATGAGAACTTGACACACCAGGTTTCCTGCCCATCACACCCCCTTTCACGCCTCCTCTGCGCTCGCATGCCCCTCAGACACCCCCAGGGGACGCCCACAATACGAACACGACTTGCACCCACTTTTTGGCGGAAAACCGCGAAAAAACGGGGGGGTATTGCGTAATGGGTTCGTCGAGCTCCGTCCGATTGGGGGGAGGGGTAACCCCCCACCCCACAGGGTCGAACACCTGTTCGACTTACCAGAACACATCCACGCTTGATGCCCGCCGGGGCGGCGTGTGCCTGCGTGTTCCGTCCCCTCTCGACTGGTTGCACCGCCTGCACAGCACTCGCCCATTGTCCAGCGTGTTTCGTCCGCCCCAACGAGCAGGCAGGATGTGGTCCGGTTCCGCGCTGTTGGGCTTGCGTCCTTGCATATAGTCCAACGTGACGCCGCACATCGGACACGATGCGACCCCAGCATCGCGGGCAGCGGCCAGCACTCGCGTGCGCCACTGCTTGTACTGAGTCGTCCCAGTTCTGCTCGATGCCACGCCGCTCACCGCCTTCCACGCACAGGCTGGCCCCCGCGACGTGGAGGCGACACGGGGGCCCGGGATGTTCAACAACAGCGAATGGCCCCCCGCATACGCTGGAAGCCACACTAGGAAAATACACCGTTGCACGCGTGGGTGCAACACCACGCGCACGCACGCCCCGAAGGTGCGAGGCAACGGCCGGGACCTGGGGCAGGGTGGGGGTGGGGTACGTCAGACATACCCCACCCCCACACGCGAGACCCCCACCCCCACATGAGATGCCCCATCCCATCACCGGGACCCCCCAGGGGTACGACGAACCCACCTCGGAGCCAACGCCAGGTCCACGATGTCGGCAACCCTGTATGTGCGGGGCCCGACCTCCGGCGAGACCGGACGCAGCTTGCGGCGCTGGCACCAGGACCGCACGGTCGCGTCCTTGATCGGCTTGCCGACGATCAGCTCGGCAACCCTGGTCGCACGCGGACGCGGCAGCTCAAGTCGCTTCGCCTCGGCCATCATGAGGACGACGGCCGTGCGGCAGTCCACCTGCTGCCAGCACTCACGGCACTTCACCTCGTCGGCGCCCTCCCGCGCGAGCAGGTCAGCGCCACAGCGCGGGCACTTGCCAACGAACACGAGCCGCGCGTGCGCCGGGGCGGCGAGGCGTTCAAGGCGCGTGATCGAGTACAGGACCTCATCGGCGCACTGCGCCGCCAGCGGCCACCGTCGAACGCGGTCCTCGTGCGCGGCGAACAGCTGCGCGACCATCCGCCAATCCCGGGCAGGCACACAGTACTTCGGCCCCATGACGAGACGGATCAGCTCATCACCCCACGTCTGCAATGCCGAGGCCATCTCATCGACCTCAAGCATCAGCGCGAGGCGCAGCGGCGGCGAGGAGGCCGAATGCCCCGTCGACCCGCCACCCTCCGGCACCGACTTCCGAGACGCGATGTACGCCAGATCAGCCATGAGGCCCGGCAGGGACTGAGTCGCAACCCTCAGACGCGCTGCCCCGCCCCGAGACAGATACTCACCCGGCAGCAACGGTTCTCCCGTCACCGGGCACACCTCACCAGTCCTCAGCATCCGAGCACCTCCCCGAGGTCAATACTTCCTGAGTCATCTCCTGCTTCTTCTCCTTCGCTTGCGCTTCTTCGAGCCTGCAGCAGGTAAGGCGGTTGCCTGCCCGACCTGCTCTCTGCCCGTCTCCTGTTCCCTTTCCCTACTGCCTACCCGGACTCCCGACCCGTACCCGTACCCGGGGATACACGAGTCCAGAGGCCCAGACGAATCGAGTCCGACGCCAGTCGGGACGAATCCGCGCTCTCGCTTGTAGCTGGTTTCCGGGGTGGTGCCCGTGCGGGCAGCGCCGGGGTCACCGATGCCGGACTCGACAGCGAGCTGATCAGACTCACCGGAATCCGCGCAGGTCGGGATACCCACGGTCGCGCCGCCAGGCGCGCTCACAGTCACGGAGGCGTCCGCACAGCCCGAGGTCACACCCGTCGTAGGTGCGCCCGAGGCCGGGTCGCCATCAGCCGCGTGCGCGCTCGCACGCTCACCTCTCTCTCCACCAGCTGCCGCGCAGGACGCGGCCTCCGCGCCGCGCAGCACGCCCGCACGTTCGAGCATGCCGCGCGTGAACGCCCCGTACCGGGGCCGCTCGGGCGCGGGCAGCAGCTCGTGAGACTGATCCCACGAGCCTGTAGGGTCGTCCGCTCGGGACGAATTACACCGCGTACACGCCACAACGAGCGTGTCCACAGTGCCAGCCTCCCCGGGCTTCAAATGATCAAGCGTCCCCTTGCGGGCCGACGTCTTGCCAGGCCAATACACCTCGACACCGCACCAGCGGCACTGGTCGCCGTCGCGGGCAATCACAGCCTGACGCAACGCCTGGTCCGAGTTGTCACGCTGCCGTTGGCGGCTCCACTCGACGTCGGCGCGCGAACGGATATGCACGAAATCCGGGTCTTCAACAAGCTTCGGCTTCTTCCCTTTCGGAGTGTCCGCCCACTCGATGAGGCCCGTGTCGAGCGCGATCTGCAGAACGTCAGGATTCCCACCCGCATACGTGTATACGACGCCCATCTCGATGATGCTGTCGGTCAGGTGCGCCGCCGAATAGGCCGCGCACCGCATGACAAATCCGAACAGCTCGTTCACGGTGCGGGCGTCAGCCTTCGGGTGCGATGCCGCTTCCATCAGACGCGGATACATATCCGCGTCGTCCCCCATCTTCACCCAAGCCATCAGCCACCTCCTTCTCGTTCGCTAGCCGTTCTTGCTCACCCCAACCGTCCTCCGGGAATAGATCCCGAGGCCTAAACTCCGGATAATTCCGCGTCATCCAGGCGCGCTCCGTGTACCGCTGATGCTCAGCCTCGAAACGCAGGAAGCACGGCCGACAACGCGCGTGCCCCGCAGCGAGAACCTCGCCGCAGTCCGGGCAATGCCTCTCGATCACGACTCCACCGCCCGCACGCGCGCCGCACGCTCATCTCTCGATTCCTCCGCGTACACGCGCACGCGGACCTCATACATTGGTAGACGACCGTCCGGCTTTTCTTTCGTCACGCGGTCTGCGACCACAACATGAGGGCCATCGAGGACCCCGTCTGACCCATCCCCCAACAGCCCCACTTCGACCAGCCCATCTACGATCGCCGCCGCTGTCGGCGCAATGCTGCTGCTTTTCCGCCGACGACGATCCGGATACGCGACCTCGACCTCGACGCGACCTCGACAACCGAGCCGCGTAATTTTCCCGTTTTCAAATGCGATGAGCGCGCCCCAGCGACGCAGCCGCTGCACCCGTTCCGCGCGCGGCGCTAAGCCCCCCCGCTCATTGTCAGTTACTATAGAAGTCCTGTGCAGCCGTATTACACGCGACTCCCACACGAGCATCATGCCACCTCCTTAAGGGCGACCTTGGTGAGCTGGTAGATAGCTACCGCGCCTTGCTGCGGGACGACCCCATTTCCGAGTAGTCGAAGCTGCTGCTCCCGCGTCAGCCCGAGCTCCTCTCCAGTCACGTGACCATCTGCCAATCCCATGAGCCATTCGACGAAGCGAGTCGAGAGACGCGCTCGCCCCCCCTCGCGCGTCGGCGGGACAGTCGGAGCCGGAGCCGGACGACCTAGCACCTGCTCCCAGCGCGCGATCGCTGGCGCGTACACCCCGTAGTCGGTGCACTCAAGGCGCGCCGCAATGTGCGTCGACTTCTCCGTCGGTCTCCCTAACGCGCGGGGCAGGCCCATCACCGAGTCCCCCGCCCCCGGAGTTGGCAGCAGCTCACGAGCTACCTCGTGCAAGTTCGCGCCGTAGCCGGTCGAGGAGGCCGTCGCGTTCGTCGCCTGCGGCGTCGGAATCAGGGCACCATGTGCTCGATCTGATCCGCGAGACTCACCGAGTGCCCACCGGCCCGCCGCTTCTCCGGCGGCTGCGAGCCCCCGCAGCTGCCAAGGTTCGCCTGCGGGGTGGCTAGTAAGGAACAGCCGCTCTCGCTTGTGAGGGGCACCGACGTCGGAAGCTCGTATAGTGACCCACTGCGCGTCATACCCGATTGAGGCCAAGTCTCCGACCACACGGCCTGGCGCCCGGAGAACAGGTCGACTTGCCCCTTCTCCCAGCAATCCCTGCTCGGATTCCACCAAGCTGAAGGCTCCACTTGTCAGAGCTCCTCTCACGTTTTCCCACACAACCAGACGCGGTCGCAGCGTCTTGATCGCCTCGAACATCGACCCCCACAGGCCCGACCTCGTCCCCGAGGCCATGCCCGCACGGCGCCCAGCGCTGCTCAGGTCCTGACACGGCGAACCACCGCAGATAATGTCGACCGGCTCCACGTCTGCCCAGTCGATCTTGGTGATGTCCCCGAGGTTGGGGGTGTCGGGCCACCTGACGGCGGCGAGCGTGCAGGGGCCTGGTTCAACGTCGCTGTTCCACGCGACCCTCGCACCCGGGGCGATGGCCATACGCACGGCCATATCTAGCCCGCCATACCCCGTGAACAAACTCCCGACAGTCGTCATCGCGACGACTCCTCGGCCCAGACGCCGACCTCGGCGAGCTCGGCAGGCGTGTACCCGCGCTCGCGGGTGAACTGAACGATGAGGCCGACGCACGCTTTATGCGTGACGACTTGAATCGATGCGTCTGTTTCGGCGTCGATAGTGACGGCTATGTTCGCCCCCCGTGGTGCGAGGGCCCCTCGGCAGACGGGGCAGCGCCGCCACGCCGGGACACTGCGCACTGGCTTGACAGCAATCATCTCTTGCTCTCCTCTGCAGGCTCCACGGCCTCGCGCTCCGCGTCGATGAGTGCATCGACCGCTTCTGCGATCGATTTCCGGATTATGCTCCTGTCCGTTTCGAGCTTGCCGTACCGCAGCGCCAGGCTGTCCGCGATGTCGGTGAGGTCCGCGGCTGCGTCCGCAATCGCGTCGCGCAGAGCCGATACGCAGTCGAGCAGGTACACCATGTCGTGAACTACAGACTGGTAGAAGGCGCTGACCGCCTGCGCACACGCATGCGCATCTGCGCTGCTCACAGCACGTCCCACGTTGTTGATTTTGTCCCTGATTTCTGCGATCGATGTCATCGGCGCGGACCGGCGTTTCGCGATAGCAACGAGTTTATCGACGGGGTCTCCAACCATGAGCCGAATCTCGAGCGTCTCGGCGTCGTTGCCGGCGTATCTGTCGGCGATTTCTGCGGCGGCGACGGCGAGTTCTGCGGCTGCGTCGGTGATCGCCGTCTGCAGCTCGTCGACGCGGTCGACGTCGTTACTCATGCCCTCGTGCTCGTTGATGATGGGCATCGTTTTTCCTTTCTATGACGTGCCTGCGCTCGTGTGGCGCTGGCGTCGTGCCCGCCCGGGACTTGCACCCGGGTGTCTGCTGGTCGGGCTGCGCGGTCGTTAACCTGTCCCGCCTGTTTTTTCTTGGTTGCGGGTGGCTTCCCCCTGGCCGCGCTCAGCGGGGAGTGTGCTCAGTTGCTCTCTCACAGCTCGCATTCGCCGCTGAGGAATTTGTCGCAGGCTTCCTGAGCCTTATCGACGATCTCCTTGTAGATGTCCCGCCTGGCGGTGATCACTTCGCGTGCACGGCAGCGTGCGTACTCGTCGTGCAGCTTCTGCGCGATCTCAAGATCCTCATCCGCAGCGAGGACCGCGTTCTGCGCGGTCCAGCGGATCAGATTCGCCTGTTCTGCGTCTAGGTAGACGGCGACCTGTACGACCTTCATTCGTCGTCCTCCGTCGCGGTGGCGACTTCATCCGCCGCGGTGACAGCGGCTTCCGCGAGCGCGACGCTCCGCACGAGCATCATTGCGCTTGCCACCCCTCGGTTCTTCGGCGCGTCCATGATCGCGAACGCCAGAGCCTGCCCGACCTTGATGTACGCGTCCGCGAGTGTGCGGGTGTCCTTGTTGGTGGTCCCGCCAACTTCTGCGGTCCTGTCTGCGAGCAGCGCGTCGAGCGCTATGCGGCCGGCGTTCTCGGCGAGCAGGACTGAGGCAATCGCCGCGTCCAGCGCGTTCAGCTCGACGGTGATCTTGTCCTCGAACCTCACAGCTCCGTCTCCTCCTTGGTTGTGGGGCCTTCGAGGAGGCGGAGGATCAGCAGGCCAGCGCCTGCGCCGCCCATGATTGCGACGACCATCAGAAGCAGGCCGTTAGTGGTCGCGCCGGTCTTTGCGAGGCGGGCCTGCTGGGCGGGCGCGGTGGGCTTCGGCTCAGTCGTCGGGGCCGGGGTCGTCGGCGTCGACGTCGGCTCGGGCGCCGGGGTGGTCGGCTTCGGCTCGGGCGCCGGGGTGGGAGTCGACGGCGTGGACGGCTCCGGGGTTGGCTCAGGCGTCGGCGTAGGCTCAGGGGTGGGCGTGAGGTTCACACCACCGTCACTGTCCGTGTCCAGGCCCGACGAGCGCACGGCCACCGCCTCGTACGATACGGTGTTCACGGTCGCGGTGTTCGACGTACGCCCCTCGCCCGCGTTCCCCACCACAGCAGGATCGGACTTGAAGTACACGCGGCACACCCGCCAGTCCTTCCCTTCGGGCACCGTGAACGACACCCGCCGCTCACCCTCCAGGGTCACCCACTCCGCCGACGCGGGGTCCCACGTGGGCGCGCCCGTGCACTGCAGGTTCGACGTTCGCACCGCACCCTCGTCCACCACCGTGTACGACGTGCCCGGATTCACCGCCACGTTCACGCCCCACGACACCGACCCGTCCGCGTTGTACCACCCGTACTTCACGGTCTCCGGGCGCGCGTACTCGTCATGCACGGGACCGGAGCAATCAACCGTGCAGACGCCGGTCCCGTCCTTATCACCCCAGATGACCCGTCGGGCCTGCCCACCATCAACGGTGATCGTGCCCTCCGTGGTGCCCTTCGCCGCGTCCTGGACGCGCGCCCACGCGTGGAACGTCCCGTCCTTGATGAAGTCCACTCCCAGGGCTTCCACACGCTCATCTGTCACGCACGACAGACTCCCAGCGTCCGCCGTGCACTCGCCGATCGGAGCACCCCGGTAGTTCAGGGGACCAGAGGCCGCCCACGAGGCCAGGTCCCCAGTGAACGCCACCGTGAACCCCATGCCTGCGCGCGGCTTCGTCGGGATAGCCCACGAGCCCTCCACATCAACCCGGCTCATCGTCTGACGCGACACCGAACGCACCGCTGTCACCTGCGCGGTCATCGGCGGCATGTACTCGGCTGCGGCGTTGGTGGCTGCGCCGTAGGGCAGCGCCAGGGCTGCGATGATGAGGGCGGCGGCTGCGGCCCAAATCTGGTGCTTCATCGGTCTTTCTCCTTGTTAGTTTTGGTTGATTCGAAGTATGTGATTCCGCGCGCCGCGCGGCTCCGAGCGTCGTGAGCTTCGGTCGGGTAGGTGAGTGCCCGCCTCCTGGCCTGCCGCACGATCTCCCGTGCGGCCTTGTCGTGACAGGGACGGTCGTCGGACGCTTCGAGATGGAGCGGCAGTGGCGCCGTGTACGTCGAGTCGGTCATCACTCGACCCCCACCGGTAGGGACGCGACGCGCAGTACTTCGAGGACGACGCGGACCTTCTTCCGGTCGAGGTCGACGAATACGCGCGGCGTGTCGACCGCGAGGCAACCGTTGACCTCCGCCTCGAAGATCACGTCCTGCATGGCGAGGCACATGATGTGCGGGAGAGGGTCTTCGCCGGACTGGTCGTAGTACGAGAAATCTGCCGTGCGCTGCAGGAGCGTCGTGCCCTTCGTGCGGGCCTTGCCCGCGTTCTTCGCCATGCGCGCCGCGATGTCCTCGAGGGTCGCCGCGCGCGCCGAGCCGCGCCAGACGATCCATGCGAGGGCCACCATCGCCGCGAGCAGCAGCAGCGCTCCGCCCGCCAAGATATCCGCGCTCACAGCCGGCCCTCCCGCCACTCTGCGTAGACGAGGACACCGCCAACGATGGCGAGCGCGACCCCCGGGAAAAACATCCACTCAGGCCACCCCTCCAGATTGTCGAGGCCACGCATGCCGAAAGCGATCACCAGCGCCAACGAGACGCACCCGCCTCCGATCAGCGACTTCCACGGCCACACGCGCCTATTCCGCGTGCTATCCTTCTTCATGAGCATCTCCTTACTTGCTCCAGCGCCCCGCGTCGCAACCGCAGGGGCGCACTTCTTTACCCTCTTCGCCGGTGAACTTCACCAGCTCCGACGCGGGAATCCTCAGCAGGCCCCCGACCTTGAACGAGCGGATCGCACCCGACGCGATCAGCTCACGCACACCCGAGTCCGACGCCTCAATCAGCTGCGCAAACGTGCGCACCCTGTACGCGACCGGCGTTACCTCTTCGCGTGTCACATCTCCTCCTCGATGTCGCCCCCGACTGGGGACTCCTCCCCGGTAAGGTGGGAGGTGCCAACCACGCCGCCCGATCTCGTGCGGCAACCACACCTCACCGAGGAGGAAGCCTTGGAATCAGCAGCAAACGTCGTCATGGCAGCGTGCGCCGTCTTGAGCATCGTCGGAGCTGTGTTCTCCTGGTGGTATTCGAACGCCTCGAAGAAGGCGCGCGACGCCGCCGAGAAAGCCGACGCGAACGCGACACGGCAACGCGAAGCCATCGAGAAGATCGCCGAAGCACTCAACCCAGCGCCCGCAGAGCACGCCTTCTCGGTCGAATGGCAAAGCAGAGACACCTTCGTGCTACGCAACACCGGGACCGCCCCCGTCACAGTCAACGCAATCACCAACGACACTGAGGGACTTTTCGCTGTCGCATACCCGTTCACGCTCGACCCCGGCTGCGGCCAACGCATCTACGAGGCCCCCGTGATGAGCAGCGGGCACGTCGACGAGCTCGTTCTCGACATCAACGACAGCCCCACGCCCTTCACCGTGCCCCTGCCGCGCATGTAGGTCTGCAAGCGCGCGCGTATTCAGGCGCTGCAGCTTCTCCAGTATCTGCACCTGAATCTGCAGCATGTCGCCCTGCGCGCGAGCGAGAAGCGCCTCGTCGAACCAGTGCCGAATGTTGGGGTAACCGAGGATGAGCGCTGTCTTTTGCGTCGCCTCAGCCGCCTCGAGTAGCAGGCTCTCCGCATATGCCTCGTGGGCATCGTCTACCTCCAGCGGCCCCCTACTCATGCCGCGTCACCGCCGTCCCAGTCGACGCGGCGCGCCTGGAGGATTACCAACCCCGACGCTTTGTCCTGGATCGCGAACCCATCCGATTCTGTTGGATCGTCGCCGCCGCGAGCGCCGCTTCTTTCTGTCTCTTCGGTGCGCCTTACCAGCTCAGACGCCGGCACATCTAGAGCGGCCGCAAAAGCTTGAAGCTCGTCCACCGAGATAGAGCGAGTCTGCCGACTAACCTTGCGGAGGACGCTGTCGTAGGAGAGTTGTGTTCTGGCGGCGAGTTCTGCCATAGAAAGACCGCGCTCCGTAGCTGCCGACCTGATCACGGCAGCTATTCCAATTGGCATAGTTGTCATGCACATAAAGCTATGCCAATTGGCAAGGCTTGTCAAATAGCCTTGCTGTGACGCTTGCCATTTGGCATACTTACCGCATGGATACAATGACCCGTTTTGTTGAACTTGTCGCTCTTGTCCTGCGTGAACATGCAGATCGGGTGGAGCTTAGTGGCGCTGAACTTGCTCGGCGATCAGGCGTGTCCCAAGGGCAAATCTCGCGGATATTTACCGGAAAACGAACCGTGAGTGTGGATCACGTTGTCGCGCTTGCGAACGCGCTTGGCGTGCGTGGGTCCGACGTGTTTGCCGAGGCCGAGCAGCGTCTGGCGGCAGAGAGTGCGGGGGTGGTCGATGCCGCCCTCGCTGAGTGCCAATCCGCTAAGGACGCGGGCAGCAGCGATCCTCACTGACTGCTGCTTAGCCCCTGACATAAAGCTGCCCCCGTGCCGCTAGCTCCCTCGCTCGTCGAGGCGTGGTAACGACAGGCGCGACATAGGAGTCTCACCATGTGGCCCTCCTTCCGCTTGCTCACATTACCGAGTATCTTTTGAGACGCAGGCCACTCATTTTGGGGCATCCAATGATGTGCCCCATACCCCGGCATGCACGCCAGCGACAGTGAGGAGAGATCCTCCGTCGACCACCAGACATACGGAGACCCTCATGCTCGACTTCACTGCCATCGACTTTGAGACCGCG